ACGTACGATTTGTAGAAACGTCTAAAGAAGTTGTGCGTTTTTGGCACAGAATCTATATTGTCGGGTTCTTTTGTTTCCTCTTCGTAACGTGTGCGTGCATCGGGTAGAACTTCTGTTGCGGTGGGGTCTATGCTGCTTCGATACAAAACATTACTGTTAAGTTTGGGGTTATGGAAATCTTTTATTATCTTTGCAGCAGAATTAAGTCTTGAACTGCTGAGGGCTTCCGCGCGGAGTGCGGAGTGGTGCAGATAGTTCAAGGCTTTTTCTTTATTTATGTATACTGCAAGCCCCCGTTCTATCCAATCTACAATATTACCACTATCCTTTCCAAAGACAGACGAAACTATATTAAAATCTATATCTTCCGTTCCTTTACCGAGGTCTATTGTTACAAGGAAATTGCCTTGTTTGGTTTTCAACTCTGTTAAGATAGAACGATTACCCTCCTTCTTGTAATTGTTAAATACTGCAATAGGGTTAGCCACTGCCTTTGGTAAATCTTTTAGCTCTTCAAGTGCAAACCCATGCTTCTTTATTTTCTTGATAACCTTGTTGCCGTAGAGTTTCATAGGTTTATTTTCAACACCTGCTGCACGCAAGATTGCAGACGGTGTGCCGAGGTTTAAGGCTACTTTGTCAGCATTCTCTTCTGTAAGGTTGCTTAACTTCTCGTTGAAACGCTCATTTACTGCATTTAGTTCGTCAGTAAACTTATCTGTGTAGTTGCCCACTTTCAATCTGTATTGCATTGCAATGTCTTCTGCCATATCGAGTATACTGCGCTTGCCACCATTCTCCAAGTTCTTGTAGCTGCGCCACAACAGATAACGCAAATCGTTGTCCGTAACATCTGAATGGTGCAAACCTAATGCGCTCATCATTTCACCGAACAGACGCTTGATACGCTGCCAAGTGGTTGGTTTCAATTGCTCAAAGTTAGCATCTTCTGCCATTCCTGCAAGGTATTCCTCTGTTGCCGTGCGTATGTTCCAGCCGTGTTTTGCTGACAGGTGGGCTATTTGCCGTCTTGTTTTGATGTCTGCTTTTGCAAATACGGTGTCGAGGAATGCGTTGAAGTTGTCTCCAAACAGCTTTCGCAAACCATAGTGCGCCACACCCTCGTGCAGTACAGTCTTCTCTATGTCTGCAATGTCGGTGTGGTTGCTTGCAATGATTGTAATTTTGCCTGTTCTCTTATTGTAGAAACCTTTGGCGGTGGCTTTCTTATCTTTAAAGATACTACCGTCTGCGACTACTTCCACATTATCAAGATTCAGACTACGAGCAGTTTGAGTAGCGTGCTGTATGAGTTCTTCTACGTCGGTAGGAGTTTCAATATCTCTACCTTCTTCCTTAACTTCGGCGGCTCGCTTACTCAAAGAATAACCTACGTAACCGCTGTTACCACCGAAGACGGTGCGGTATAGGGTGTCGCTATCATTGTCGGCTTCGTTATTGCCATTGTTTATTATTTGAAATGCTATATCATCACTGCTGTAAGCTGCTTCTTGTGTTGCTTTTTGTCGGTCTTCAGCGTCTCCTCGCTTATATGTGAAAATCTCTATTCCATTATCTCTTAATGTTTTTTGCAAATCATCAGAGAGGTCTTCAGGAACAACGGCTTTAGAGAATTCATTGAGAGTAACAGGGCGTTCAAACTTTGTTTCAAAGTACATAGCAGGTCTTTCTTCTTGAATAGCCTTAACCATTTGCTGCAACTTGCGAACGTCTTCTTTAGATAATGTTACTCCGTACTCTTTGCTTAGAAATGCTTGCGGATCAGCCTCAAGTGCAGCTTCTTGTAAACGTGTAAAGCCATAGTCGTCAAATGTACTTGCATTAGGTTGCAACTTCATTGCTAAATCGAAATATACTTCTTTCCATTTTTCTTCAAAGTTTTCTATATCTTTATGTTCGTTTGTGAGTTTGCTTTTCTTTTTTCTGATATTAGCAAGACTTCCGTTGGCTTTCATTACGCTTGCAGCGAAGTTTGAGAATGATACGCCTAATCCTGTAGACGCTTGTCGTCCCTGTTTCTTCATAAGCTTAGATACATTTTCTAAAGTGTTAGGAATGTATCTACGCTTCCCTGTTGGGGTGAAGCCGTCAAAAATAACCTCTTTTGTTTGGTAGCGATTATTTAAGCCCTCTACCCAATTCCTAAAATCTTCTTCAAGACCAGCGTCTTTTATAATTTGACTTGCTGCGTTAAGAGTCTTTTGTACATTTTTACTGCCTTGCTTAGTTTTATCTCTCTGTACATCGTCTGCAAATGTTTTCAAAGAAGAAAGTGGATAGCCATACTTTTTGACTTCTTCCAAATTTATTTCTGCTATTTTGTAATACATAGAGTTGGTTCTTCCGCTTTCTATTGTTTCTTTATACTTTGCAATTCTTCTCTCATTGGCTTTGTTGTATTCGTCAATGTCGCCGTTTAGCTCTGTTTGCACATAAAGCTCTACCAACTTCTTTACCTCACCTTTCGTTAAGTTATAAACGCTATCAACACCAAACATAATGTCTCTTAGCGATTTATAAACTTCGTTGCTATATTTAGGCTTTACAGTAGCCATCTTTGGAGCTTTCCCTTGTTGGAATAGGTAAAGATATGATAAATCGGTATCCGAACCATTGTCTAACCATCTATTCAAAGCATTGCGAACTTCACTCTGCATTTCATTTGGCACAGAGTTGATGTCGTTGTGCATTATTAGACTACCATCGCTGCTCATTTGCTTTTCGATAATAGGATACATAGGTGTCCATGCGTCGCCCTCGTATGTTCCTACATTTTTGCCTGTAGACTTATTGACTTTGCGAGATGGCAAAATGAGAGAAATTTCTCCATAATCATTATGCACCTGCTTGTCTGTATCAATAACAGCTATAGACGGATTGGCAAATCCACCTTGCTTTAACACTTTGCGTAGCTTTTGTTCTGATATATTATGTACGCCTATTAAAGATTTGTCGTTTATTAGTTTTGTACCATGTATAAGGTCGTATAATACTTTGTCTGTTACCTCGTTTATGCTGCTAAACTCTTTAACATCAAAGATATTTTTGCTTACCCACTTCCATAAGCTATTGAGTGCTTTCTTTAGATTGGTAAGTATAGTTGTAGCTCTTGCTTTTTCAAAAACACCTTTAGCTTCATCTATAGCCCTTTGTGCTTCCTCCTCCATTTTTGCAGCATTCTTTCTGCCGCTGATACGGCTTAAGACTTCACTTGCAACAGCATCTTCATTGTCCGCAATATTAGAGTAGTTTGCATCTGCAACGACTTCATTCCAAATTGGATTATCTTTCAATAGTGCTTTTATACTATCCCAGCCTTTCTTGTTTTTTATCATCATTGCTTCTGCCCACAAGTGGGTGTACTCGTGGATTGGCGTATCAGGGTTTATTCCTGCTTCTGTAAGATAAATTTTACCATTAACCGACCAGCCGTAAATAGTGCCTTGTGGGGTGCGTAGGGAGGTTGCATGGGTGTTGGCAAGCAATGCTTTTACCTCTTCGTCAGTCGCACGCACCACCTCTATACCTGCTTTAGATAAAGCTGCTAAGACTGCCTCTGTGGCTTTCTGTTTTGCTTCTGTGTCGTTGGTGAGTGTTGCAGTGGTTTGTTGTCGTGCCGCTTCTTTCGGGGCGTATACGAAACAGTTATCGTTTATGCTGTGGTATGTGGAGATTGTTGGGCAAACGACGTAGCCTTTTTTGGTTTGTGCGTGTGCGAATGTTTCAGACTTGTTTCCGAATTCAGTTGCCCCTATGCTTTTTGCTCCACGCAATGCCTTGTCGAGTGTTTTTGCGTTGCACACAATAATTTTGCCGTCAGTGTCCTTGAATGCTATAGTTGCGCTGTCGATAGTACTCTTCTTTGCTCCGTCTGCCTTTAGTTTGGTAAGCACGCCTCTTACAAATGCGTGCAGTTTATCAAGATTGATACCCCACGAATTTGTTGTAGTTTCACCCTCGACTACAGCTCGCCAATTTGGATATTTGCCATCTATAACCTCGCCTTTCTTGTTTGTTATCTTTCCCTCTAAAGATTTGTTATAGTCTTCTTTACGAGCCAACAAGATATGCGCATTAGTGCCCACAACATAGCCGTTGTCGTGGTAAACGCCAGTGAGAACGGGGTGTATCTCTGCTTCTTTCTTGTCCGTTTCTACAAACTCTGTAACGGCAATGGGATTCTTCTCCTCCTTGTATATAGGGGTTATGGGTTCTTGCTTGTCTAAGACTGCGTTATATTCTATAGACCGTTGTTCTTGTCTAAGTACTGCGTCTAATGCCCCTTTGATTTCCTTTTTGGTGTCTTCGTTAGTTGTTTGTTTGAGTAGTTCTTTCAGCTCTTCGGAGTTGAGCTGCAATAGTACTTTTTGCAGTTCTGTTTGTTTGCGGAGTACATCTTTCCATTGTTTACTCTCGAATACTTTGTCGAGTTTCCCTTCCTTTAGTTGCTGATAGTAGAATTTAGTTGCGTTTTCGTAGGCGTTGATAGCTTGCTGCAGTTGTACATTCTTTTGTTCGTGCATAATTTCTTCTGAATTATGCGCATAATTTTCGTTTGTTTCTGTGTTGGCTGGTGCAGCGTTCTCTTCTGTTGGCTTTTTAGTCTGCGTATCGTCTTGTGTTTTTGCAGACGTGTATTCTGTGAAAGGTTTTGTTTTTCGTTTGCTGCTGTCAATCCACGCTTTGAAATCTTCTTTGCTTACTTCGGTGATATTGCCTAAGCCTTGCCAGTCCTCTTCGTAGTTTGAAAGGTAGGCTTGCCTTGCGCTTTCCATATCGGAGAAGCCATACATAACCTTGTGTTCGTCGAATGAACCGTCTTTGTTTATTTGGTCTACAACAAACACATTTCCCTCTGTAGGGTTGTCGGAAAGGAAGATGTCAATATGGTCTCCGTCTACACTTTCAGTACCACGAATGTAGCCGTAGGTATTGTGCATTTCGCTTTCCCACTGCTTGCCGTTTGCATCAGTGCCACGACGAATACTACCCTTTGGCTGTTCGATGGTAATATTAAGTCCGTCTACTTTGATGTGTCCTTTTTTGTAGTTGCCAGCTTCCTTTTGTGCATCGGTAGGATTGGTATCAACCTTTGCTTCCTCTTCTTTGCGTGTACGTTGTGCCTGGTGTTCTTCTGCTACTCTTTCGGCATAGTCTGTTATGCTTTCACCGTCTTTTCTCGGTGCTGCTACAAATTTATCCTCCTTTTCTTGCTTTGTTTGAGAAGATTGTGTATCTTTGCCAATAGAACCATTGCTATGGTTTGATGCGCTGCCAGCTGGCTCGCTGCCCTGTTGGGTTTGCTCGGTGGTAACATTTGCAGGAGCAGCACCTGTAGCAGAAGTTTCATTCGCGCCCTTCTCCCATAGCAATGGCTTTTTATTCAAGCCTTCTATTCTTTCATATCCCGAAGTCTTTATGCCGTAATATTCGCCACTTTCAGAGTTCAACAGAATAGTAACTGCACGTCTACCTGTACGGCTTCTTCCATTTTCTATTGAGAAAATTACGGCATTCTTATCTCCTTGCCGTACATGGTCGAAATTATCCATAACATCTAAGATAAAATCGATAGCATCATCAGTCGGGGACAATCCCATTTCTTTCCCATGTCTGTCAAATACATGTTTCAACATCGAGGGAGTTAGACGTAAAGGAGCTTTGGGTTTACCTATCTTGTCAAAGACTTCTTCAGGAATATTCGCCAAATCAATGTTGCCATTGGCGTCTTGGTAGAAGTTTTCTCCATTTTCAGCTTTTTTGTCGCTAAGAGTGTAGTCGGTTTCGCTTTCTACTTCTGTGGGTGTGCTTTGAGGTAGAGTTCCATTCTCATTACTGCTTCGCACGCCAGTTGGAACTTCTGTTGGTTGCTCTTCGCTTTGGCTATCTCCTCTGCTGTTATTAGTTTCTTCTGTTTGCAAAACTGTATCGCCTGGAGTAGTTGTTGGCTCTTCTGCTGTGGTGTCATTTCTTTGTTGCTCATTGTTTTCTGTATTGTTTGTTTGTGAATGTTCTGCTACGTATGCATCTTCGAATGATGCTACAAATTGTGGATATAATATATCGGGTGCAAAGTTAGCGTATTTTCTCAACAATTCGGGCAATACGATTTCTCTGTATTGCAGATATTCTTCGTATGTCATATGGTAGTTTTCGTAATACCACTGCTCTCTTTGCTGTTCTACAGCTTCTATATAGCGTTCTTCTTCTTCTTCCGTTGCGTCCTGTTGTTTGAAGTCGCCACGTGTTCTCGAACTTAAAAGTACGTCTATGATTGCTCCACGTGCTGCGTTGCTATCTCCATCAAAGAATCTACCACCTAGATTCCATTCGTCGTAGTCTGCAAGTTCTTCTCCGAGCCTTGCAATAGTCTTTCCTTGTTTTGAAATCATACCAACGAACTTTTTCTGTTCGCTTATGGATAGCCCTGTTTCTTTTCTGAAATCTTCGGGAGTTATTTTTGCGCCTCGTAAGAAGTCTCTCACGAGGTCTTCTACGGACGTAGGATTCTCTTCGTCTCCTGTCGTTATTCCTCTATACTCTTTTCGTGCCGCTTCTCCGCTTAATTCGTCTTCTTCGTTTTTAAGTTCTTCGGGGGAGGTGTGCGTGATGCGTTGGCGTTCGTTTTCTACAGCTTGCCAGTAGTCTACCTTTGCTTTCGCTTTGCCAACTTCTTCTTGATAGGCTTGTTTTTCTTGCAAGTATTTAGCTTTGTTTGTGCTAATCTTCGGTGCTTTCTTTACAACACTGTTGTATTCCTTTTGTGCTGCTTCGATATTTGCAGAAATAAAGTCGGCAATCTCTGTATCGTCTAATGAGCCATCGTACAAATCTTCTATCGTACGTTCTACTGGAACTTCGTGATATAATAAGTTTCCTTTCTCATCGGTAGGTATTGCTTGCTGCTGTGGCTCTGCTGTCTCTTCTTGCTGTGGCGTTGCTTCACTTTGTGGAGAGTTCACCTCGCTTTCCTTTTGTACTGGAGCTTCGTTTGCAGAACTTTCATTTGCTGTACTTTCGTTTACAGCACTTTCTGTTTGTTCTGTTGCTGCTGGAACTTCAGGTGTTTGTGGTATAGCTTCTGTAGAGTTACTTTCTGTTTGCTCCTGTTGTTGCGGTTGCATAGCTGTGAGTTCCTCTGCCGTGTAAGTCTTGCCACCAGGATATGCGTCTGAAACAACAATAACGCCATCGGGCGTAACATCTTGAACACTGCCGTCTATAAGGTTTCCATCTTTGTCTTGCACCTTTACAGTGTCGTTGTAATGGAAATTGCGAACACCGTCTATTTTCGCGGCTTCTGTCTCTGCTATTTGTTGCGTTGTCTCTGCTGCATTGTTAGCCTTGTAGGTAGCTGCATCAATAGGAGTATCTACACTTTGTAGGTCTTTTATATTGAGCATTTCCTTTTTCCCACTCTCCGTATTGTAAACGACAATATCGTTGTCGGACTTTTCAGTGTCTATGCTCTTTTCATCGGGAGACGTTACCACGTTTCCTGAAACAACATATACTTCCTGGTCTCCATTTTTGAGAGTTGCACGAATGATAGTGCCGCTATCCTTGTGGGTGAGATTGTCTATTTCTGCATTAGCTTTATTGACTGCTGCTTTTATTTCGTCCTGTACACGATTAATCATACCATTGTATGCGGTGCGTGCAATGATATATTTAAGTGCTGTTTCTCTCTGTTCTTCTGAATAGGACTTGTAAGCGTTGCTTTCTTTGAATGCGTCTACATCTTCGACACCGTCCAATGCGTTTAACTCGTCTTCGCCTAAAAGTTCTGCTGCGTGCTTTTCTGCTTCGTCAAGCGAGGTTTTGACTTCGTTCATTTGCGCATCACGTGCGTTCTGTCCGTTTTCATAGGCAGACTGTACTTCCTGCTGTTCAGAAGAGATGTTATCCTCAATGGCATTTTTGAGATGCGAAATATCATTACCACGTTTAATATACGTATTAACGGTATAGTCTACGATGGTTTGTTTTTGTTCGTTGTTGAGTTTTGAGTTGTTTATGTAAGATTGCAGTAAATTTCCTGCCTTGTCATCGGGAGCGTTGTCTATCTCGCTCTTTATCTGTTGCCAACGGTCAGTGCCAAAGATAACATCTGCGTGTGTATCTGCGTCGTTGATAGCGGTATTTAGTTTGCGGTTGTTGCGAATGTAGCTGCCCACACGTGCGCCACTGATGATACCACAACCTAAGCCTACACCTAAAATAATATCGGTGTTTACTTTCTTGCTGAAAACGCTGTTGTCATCGTTAATGTCAAGATTAAGGTTTAAATCGCCTACAGTGAATGCGTTTTCAAAGTTACCAACAATTTCTTCTCCAACCTCACCAAATAAACCGTTCCACTCTGTGTTCTTTGTGAAGCGGTTAAAGCTTTTCATAATTTGCTTGTTGTTAATACCTGTAAGGAAATCTTTCGTCTTACTCAAGCCCCACTTATCCATAGCCTTTGCCGCACCCTTTTGCGTAAAGTTTGCCAAAGGTTTGAGGTATTCGCCAAACAATTCGCTTTGGTTTTCAATGGTCTGTGCCGTGAATGCTTCTGCAAAAGCTCTACCACCACTCTTTACATTTGTACGCTTGCCGCTGTAGACGATGTTTCCTTTGCTATCGGTGGTAGCTTCCAAATCACCAGTCATACGTTTATGTGTATCGGCTGCAACGGCAGGCATATTGAAGATGGTGGTCATTGCAGCACCTTGCGCCACGTCTCCAACAAAACGTCCTGCGAGTTCTCCTGACTTAATAACAAACTTGCCTACGGCTTCTGTGGCGTATTTGCCAAACGCTTTTTCGAGTTGTGTTCTGCAATACTTCTGAAACCCTACGCCTACACCTTTTACAGGACTAGCTGCAAACTGCATCATATAAGGAGCCATCTGTATAGTTGTGCCTGCTGCTCCATACAGTCCGCCCAATGCATCTCCGTGCTTGCCCATTACGGCATTTTTGAGTGCTACGGCATTTAACAGTGCTTTCTGTGCTGCCGTTGCACGGTTGCTTGCGTAGGCGTCAGCTGCTGCCTTTATGACTGTAGCGTCCTTAAGGTCGGTAAAACCGAAGTCCCACGTGCGAATATCGGTTGCGGTTTTTGCTCCGCCACGTAAAATCCGCCCAAATGCATTCTTAATTTGATTGGTGAGACCGTCCGTCTTCCTTGTACGAAGAATGTTATCCTCACTGATGGCTGCTTGTGCATCGTCTGACATACGCTGCATAGCTTGTCCTGTGCGCATAAGTTCTTCGGCTTCGGGGTTGCGCTTTATGCCCTCCGCTTCATCGTATGCGCTGCGTCCGCCACCCTCTACAGGAATAAGGTCAGCCCACCACGGACGGTTTTTATAGTTAGGGTCGTACATTTGTTGCCCCTTTTCTTCGATGCGCTTACCCTCTGCATTCATTGCATCAACCTGCTTTTGCAAAAGGTCTTCTTCTGCCTTGCGTTTCTCAAAGACCTCTGTATTCTTTGCAACATCATCACTTCCGCTTTGCACTCCAAAGTTTACGGTATCAGTAAATCCACGTTCGTTTTCGAGTTTACGCTGCAATGCTGGCTTTAGGTAATACTCTACAAAGCCTTGTGTATTATCAAGTCCTAATCGGGTAGTTGTATCTTTGAGTTTCTTTTGAAAGTCTTTATTGTAATAAACCTCTTTCAGTGCATAGAGTGGGTCTCCGTTATTCATACGGCTATACATATAGTCCGCTATGTTGTTAGCAACATTTTGTGAATAAAGACCGTGTACTAAAGTCAGTGCTTTTTCTGCCTGTTCGTTATCAAGACCCATAGAACGAGCCATATTTGCAGCTTCGGCAATTTTTTTAGGATTATCTTTCTTGTATGCTTCATCGTAGACCGTATAAAGGTTATCTATGACTTCTCCAAGATTGCTATCAGCACCATACATTTTAATAGGCTGCTGTGCATCGGGGATATGACTTGCAACATTATAATCCTTATCAACATTAGATAAGAAAGCATTTTGCGAATTGTAGTCTTGTGGTGCAGAAAAACCAGTATCTTGTTGCACAGATTTCATAATTGGCTGTGCATCGGTAGGCTTGCCTACATTTGGAGCAACAAAACGTGGGTCTATCTTTGCAGGCTCTACAGGTTTCATTTCTTCCTCTTGCTGCTGCCCTGCTCGTGGCTGCTGATAAACCATATTAGAAAAGCTGTCGTAGTCTTTTACATCTGCAAACTCTTTTCCTTTGAGTGTGTTATAAACAAGTTTTCGATTGTTCTCGTCTGCCATACTTTCAGCAAACTCTTGTTCTGACCCTAAATCGTTATAACCCTCTTTGGATAATGCGTTGTAAATAACCTTTATGTTGTTCTTTATATCTGGCATACGTATGTTATTTTTTTATTTTAATCCTAATATCTTTTTCCCTTTGTTGTGCTTTAATCCTAATGACTTGCCATTATTGACTTGTACATAGCCGTAGTTGTCTACAAAGTACGGCTTTGCCTGCGGTGTATAGTTGGCAAGTTTAGCAATGATGTCGCCTTTTTTTAGTGAGCCTGAATTGACAGCATTCTGATTTTTCTTGTCTACCCAACCCATATTTACGGCATATTGATAAATGGCATCTTGTTCCATCTTTGAAAGTTGTTTCTTCCGTCCGATGGTGAAATACCTGCCGCTGATGTAATGCATATCCGATGCATCTACACCGCCGCTGTTTTTCCCTCCGCCTTTTGAGCGTGAGATATTGTTTCTTTCTCTGCTTAATCCCTCCACAGTTCTATTGTGGCGTGCTGATTCTGCATTGGCTGCACGCTGGTTTGCAAGCTGCTCTTTCTTCAATGCTGTATCTGCTTCAAATTTCTTTTGATTGAATTCCTGTTGAGCCTTTTTATATGCTGCATCAGCTGCTGCTTTGTCAGCTGCTGTCTGTGCCTGCGCTCTTCTGATTCCTATCTCTTCCAACTTTGCTTTTGCCTGCTCTTCGTAACGTTTTGCCTCTCGTGCGTCCTTTGCTGCGTCAGCTGCTTCCTTGCGTGCTATCTCACGTTCTTTCATATTCATTTCATAATCACCTTGCCGTGCACGCAAGATAGCATTGTTATAGCGAGCCTCGTTTTCTTTACGTACTTGCACAAATCTATCGTAACGCTCCTTTGCTTTGCCACTCAACGAACTATCGGGAGTACTCATATCGGGAGCGTATTTGCTTGTATGATACAAGTTTGAGAGTGCCGAAACACCATCACCAATAGCCGATAGTATTGCCCTGCTGCGTTCACGCTTGCGCTGCCGTTCCTCTTCTTCAGGAGACGGCTTGCCACTTTCGTAAAGCGTGCGTGCTATTTGCTCCAAAGACATTCTTTGATAAGGATTGTTTTCTTGTTCAGAGTTATTCTCTTCTGCTGTTGGTGGAACGTCTTTTGGCAACCAGCTACTGATGGGTGCTGGCTGTGGTATTTTCTCTATGGGTTGTACTTCTCCTGGCATCGGTTGAGGCGGAGCTGTTGCTGGTTGTGCTGCTGGCTGTGGCGCACTTACTTCGCCTTGTGCTGGCGGTACTGTGGGTGTTGTGCCTGTTTGTTGTGGTTGTGGTGTTTGTGTAGGCTGTTGTTGAGTGGGTGTAGGCGTTGATACTCCACTCCCTCGCCTACGATTTCTTGCACCACTTGTATTCATTATATCTGCTAAAGAACTCATATAACTATATAACCTATTTAAACATAAGGATTTTCTTCTTGTTCGTCTTGTTTTGGTTTAATGGGCTTCTCTGTGCCTTCCATATAAGATGCAATGTCTGATGCAGCACGGCTAACTCCCTTAACGGCATTGGCTATGTTCTGTGCACGATTAACTTCTAAGTTTCCAAGTTGTGCATTCAGGTTGTCTTCTCGTTGTTGGTACTGCTGTTCGATGGCATCTTTACGAGCTTCGCCCATTGCGTTAATGTTGCTGACTGCGTTACTCATTGCGTTTGCGTCGGCTGCCTTTTGCGCTGCAACACTTTCCTCTGTACCTCCAATGACGGCTTGCGTACCTGCTATATTCTCACTATTGCGTTTAAGGTGTTCACGCAAATTAGAAAGTACGGCTTGTGCTTCGGCTCGCTGCGTTGCATCTTCGTTGTAGCGTCTATCGTACCAACTTTTGTTTTCTTGTTTTTGCTGATTGATTTGCGCTTTATATTTGCGCATAGCTTTTGAGGCTTTGATACCTCCAAAGATACTGCCTGCTATTTTGAGACCTGCTCCTATTGCTGTTCCTAACATATTGCTTTGCTTTGTGGAATTAATACTTATAATAATGCGTCAAAATTAAAACAATACCTTTGCTTTTGGTTTTTAAGTATTAACACGCAAAGAATATGAAAACAATAAAAAAGGAAACAGAAAAAGAAAAAGGAAAACGAAAAAAGACAGGTGGGCGTGTGAAAGGAACACCTAATAAGCTTACTGCTCTTAATAGAAAAGCTATTGAGGGGGTGTTAGCGGATTATAATAGAAGTGGGCTTTTTACACAAGACTTTCTTTCGTTAGAACCAAAAGACAGAATTACGATAGCAGAAAGATTAATACAGTATACAACTCCAAAGATGCAAAGCACTACTGTTGATTTAGCTGCAGAGAATACAGAATGTACTATTGATATAATGTTGAGAAAATTAGCGGAGGAAGAATAAAGGAATATGATAGAAAGAATATATAAGCTATTTGAGCGGTTGGCAAGCATTGGAAGCGATAAATATCTACATTTCATTGTGGGTATGATAGTGGCTACCATTGTGCGCTTACACGTTGGAGCATTAGCTGCATTGGTAGCATTGATATTTGTAACAATAGTAATGGTAACAAAAGAATGTATTGACCACTTTATACGCAAAGAAAACTTCGACTTAACGGACGCACTCGCAGGCGTAATGGGTGGTGTGGTAATGTTAATATTAATGATATAAATATGGCAAACTTTACAATAGGAGAGTTGTGCGCCTCAAAGGTGGCACAAGAGAAAGGAATAGATAACACACCCCCAGCAGTGGTTAGGGTACACTTAACAGAAACTATAACTCTGTTGGAGGCTATACGTGCAGAGTGGGCAAAATATTGCGAGCAGTACAATTTGGGTACACCGTCTTTGATAGTATCAAGTGGGTACAGAAGTCCCGAATTAAACAAAGCTGTGGGAGGTGTAAAGAACAGCGCACACGTCGTGGGCTATGCAGCTGACATTGTTCCAGCCAACGGCAAGCAGGACGTGTTCGAGCGTTTCATGGCATACGTCTTTGCAAGAAAAGGCTACGCCTACGACCAAATAATAATAGAAAAGAACAGCTACACACGTTGGGTACACGTGGGATATAAGAAGCCTGACGGTAGCCAACGTAGGCAGTGTTTTAATTTAAAGGTATAGATATGAATAGACTAATAGGAGCAGCGTGGGGCGTGCTGATATGCACCCTAATTACACTGTGCAGCTGCAAAACAAAGAAAGCTGTACAGGTGGAAAGTGTAAAGCGCACATTCGACAGCACACAAGTGGTAAAGGAACAATCAAGCGTGAAGTACTCACTCGTGGACACATCACGTGTGGACGAATATACCACGCTTGTAAGAGAGTATATATTCGATACGCCATATTACGGCAAGGAAAGCTGTTTTGCTCACTACACTAATTCGCCAATGGTAGAATACAAGAGCGATGGCAGCGTCATAATACATCACGGCTTAAAGAGTATCAAAGAAACGAAGATAAACCGTAAGAGTGATAGAAAAGGCGTATCAGTGCAGAAAGACAGCACAGCAAACAAAGTAGTAAGAACAAAAGTACACGCCACCGAGCAGCACAAGCAGAAGCAACGCCACGTGGAACAGATAGCCGTGTCCAAGCCTTTCGACTTTTGGCAGTTAATAGTAGGTGTAAGCATTCTATTTGCTATTGCCGTAGCTTTATACTACCTTTACAAGCGAGTGCCAAGCGTGCGAAATGTGGCAAGAAAGCTGTTAGATAAGGTAAGGAAATAGACGTAATGATATAAACGCAAAAAGCCCCACTATCCATCACGGACGGTGGGGCTTGCTATATAATTATGAAGTGAAAAGAGTTTTTATATATCTGTCCAATATCAGTCCAATATTTGGACTATTTTAGTTCTGTTTCGTCAAAGCAAGTTCTTTTGCGAGTTTGTTAAGTTTCGATAGGCTGATGCCTAACGTTTTGGCAAGGTCTGTGTTTCGTGTGGTTGAGTAGCTGCTTTTTAGATATTCCATTTGTGCATCTGTGAATTGCAATGGTTGGAACGGCTTGCGGTTGTGGTTCATTTCGGCACGGTCGGCTTCCAACTGTATGGTGGGGTTGAGGCTTAGAGCCTCTTTGCCGCTTTTGTTTATGCTTTGCTCCGACACTATTTTTGTTTCTATAATGTTCAGGGCAAGCCGACAGTTGGGGTCATCGTTTAATCTGATGTTGGCACAGTCTTTACAAAGTGTGCCTGTAAGGTTGTCCCACGCTGTAAACACTCCGTCCAGTCGGGCGGTTCTGTATGTTTCTTTAAAGTTTATGGGTGGAATAGACGGCAATTCTTTTATGAATCTATCGAATAGCGTAACACAGTAGTGCAGCATTTCGTAGGTACACAGAATGTACGATTTCAGTTCGCTATCGCCAATCTTCCTTTTGTCCAACACTTGTTTAATGGCAAGTCTGAAGCGGAACACATCGGGTTTCAGTCGTTCTTCCAAATCGTCAAGGTAGTCCATATAGAACTGGCGTTTGTCCAGCTGCTTATTGCGCATATCGTCCATATTCTGGCGGTCGAAATTGTTATATCTCTTCACTGCCAAGCGTGCGTTGTGCCTTGCCTTTCCTTTGTATTGGTTTGTTTTGGAAAGCAAGTTTATGGTGTCGAGCATAACAGTTTGCGCTACGCTGTTTGCTCCGCCTATTATTACGTGGAATAGGGCAGAAATGTGGTTTAGCGTTTCGCGGTTCTGCTGCCACGCTTGCGCCAAATCTGTCTGCTTTATTCCTGTGAATGGGGTTTGCGGTTTAAATATGTTCATATTTTCTCCTTAATGCGTCCACCGAACGTTTAAAGAATCGGTAGACAGTTTCCTCGCCATATTTGGCGACCAAATAAGTGTATTGTTCTATTGTCATATTGTTCTGTGTTTTTACATCTATGGATATACGCTTGTACATCTAGGGATATACGCTTGTATATCTATGGATACAGATTTGCGTGCCTATTCTTTGGTGGCTCTTTCCCACGCCTCCTTGCCAAACACCTGCCATGTGTCGTTGCCGAATTGCACCAGCACAGTGCCTACGGTGGCAATCAGTCTGCCCTCCGTACAGCTACGATACAGCTTAATGTATGGCTTTCCATTTTCGCCTTTGTCAATGCTTTCAACACACGGTAGGCGAAAAATATCGTTAAGGTTTCGCCCATCAAAGGCGATTGCTTGTTTAAACTTCATCTCTTCCTTTCTAATGCTAAAAAGTTAATAATCGTGGGTATCAGGCTGATTATCATACCTATGAAAGGAAGATAAACGTCTTTATAATGATGGTGCGATATTGCACCCATTAGGGTTACTTCCCACATAATGGTTATGAATGTCCATAGCCAAAAGTTAAGTTTTGTTCTTTTCATTTCTGTAGTTCTTTTATTAGCGCATCGGCATACTTTACAGCTACCTTTGCCACTTCGTTTGCTTCCATTTGCCACGACTGCGCCATCAGTGTTTGCATATTGGCAATGGCAGCGTTAATTCTTACTTTATCCCAATCTGTAGACTGGCTATCTGCTCTCTCCAGTTCTTCGGGTTTGCGTATCCACACATCGTCCTCGTTGCCCTCGAAATCGAGGTCCACCGTGCCTAACTTAAGGTTATCGAGCGTGGAATACAATCCCACAACTGTCATTGGAAACCGTGTGTTCTTTTCCTGCACACGGTCGCCAATTCTTAGTTCTGTTATGTTCATTCTGTTATTTCTTCGTGGTAGTTTCTTAATGTTTCCTTTACACGCTTTGCAGCCTCTTCCGCTTGTTCTTCGGTACGGAAGTAGTTGCGGGCTGAATAGTGTTTGTTACAGAGGCTACTCCAACATTCTTTAATGTACAGAACGTCTAATAACGAGTCTACAAAATAGTATTTTACCCCGACATCTGCTCTCCACCTAATCTTTTCGACTTTCTTTTCCTCGGCATTCCATCGTAAGCCTTGTGCTTTCATTTTATCGAATAGGGCTTGTTTTTCATCTTCAGTGGCAAGACGAAATTTATTAGTAAACCAATCATCAGAATTTGAGCCCCTTGCATTATTAAAGTAATCACTAAATAATAATTTAGAATTTTCTCTGTACTTTTTAAAAATAAGCATTCTATTTGTATTTATTGAGTGCAAAATATCACCCTCTTTGAACTCTTCTTGCTTCTCCTCGATAATAGTAATTAAATCATCTTCGATAATTGCTTTGCAACCCTCGGGGATATTAAGGCTATCCCCTGCCTTTAATGTTATTTCCATAATTATTTACTTTTTACGTTTCTTTTTTCTATTACTTGCATAAGGTGTTGAACCTGCACGCGACTTGCTTTTCCTTTTGTTTAATAAGAAACTGCAATCAATCATTTCTACAGGATTTATTGGAATGACATATTCCATTCTTAATTCGTCCATACTCTAATCAATTAATTCAAAACTATACGCTACCACGAATGGGTTACTCTCCCACGTGCCTTTGCCGCTGATTTTGTCAATGAGTGAAGCAAAGGCTTGGCGTGGAAATGGAAACAATTTCAAACATCCAGAAGCCGTTTCGCGATGCGCTTCCTTTTCACAATCCTTAACCTTAACACCTTCTGCATAAAAGCCTATTGATGCTCTTTTTACACCCTCACGCAAACATTCTTTACCAGAGATGTCTTGTAAGCGTTCCATCTTGACTTCTGTAATTTTGATGTGGTGGGGCATTAGATCGGCACGGACGAACATCTTATTATTCCAACCTGCTGACTCCGTCATAAACCCATTCCCAACCATTTCAAAGTCAGCATTAGGGTAAACTTCTTTGTAGCTTTGCGCTATGGCAACAATCTCGCCAACTTTATAAGGCAGGTGCTTTGCCGTTTCCTCCCAAGAACCAAGCGGCACACTATCTCTTAGTACTCTCCTTGTCATTGTCTTTGAGCCGTTCAGCACCGCCAGCGTGAGACAGAAAGCATCACTAAACATTATTTTCTTCATACGCTTTTCTTTTGTATTTCGTTAATCGCTTTAAATATTTCAAAAGCCACCTGTGGTACCCAAGCATTTCCTAACGCTTCGATACTTTTACTTCTCCACTTTGGGAAAGAAATGGTAAGGTCAGCCACTCTAAAGGGTAACCCATCATCTCTGCTACATACAGGGGATTGAGTTGGGAAGTCTTTGAAGTCGAGTTCGTCAATTCTGCAATTTTGTCGGTCAGATTGAATTTGTTCCTGTTTACCGAACAATTCCCGCGCGCTTCTTGCGCCTTTGGCGTGGGCAACAACTCCAAATTCAGAAATTCTGTCTTTCCCTCCTTGTTGCAAATCTTCAGTCCCTGTGTCTGTACGGTGGGCAACATATTGCTCGCCACAAGGTCTTTCAATGTTGCGGAATACACTTTCCCGTTCCGAAGCCTTTTCCCTTTTGTAAGTTTGGCTGCCCCTCCCTGCGCATCTCCAGCAATCGGTGTCGGCATTAAGTCTCGCAACAATCCATACCCTATCTCTTCTGTGGGGTGCTCCGACGGCACAAGCCGGAATAACAAACGGTTGGACGGAATAACCTGCTCGCTCAAGGTCTTCACAGATGACTTCAATTGTGAATTTCTGTTCCTTTCGATATATGAAATTCTCGTCGAACAAATCGTCTGTACGTCCCATCTTAGTCTCTTTGCCAGGCTGTACCATTGAGAGGATTCCATTAACGTTTTCACCAACAACCCAAGTGGGCTGAATTTGCCGTATTGCCCGTAACATTTCCGCCCAGAGGTAGCGGTTATCTTCCGCTCCCTTTCTTTTTCCTGCAACACTGAATGGCTGACAAGGAAACCCTCCTGTGAGCACATCGATTTGACCTCGCCATTCTTTGAAATCTGTTTTTGTGATGTCTTCATAACTAATTGAATTAGGAAACCAATATTCTAATACTTTTCGCTGAAACTCTTGTATTTCGCAATGAAATACATTAGTCCACCCCAACCACGAGGCAGCGAGTTCTGCTCCACCAATACCTGAAAATAAAGATGCGTGAGTAAGTTTCATACGCTTTATTTTTTATAACATTCACAATTTGCATACGGACACTCCTCAAATCTTTCATTAAGGAACGTCCAGCAGTCTATCGTGTCTACCCCGTTTGCACAATGGCAAATAGGGTGGGTACAATTCTTAGGGATTAGTCTTTTCATACACTTCACTTCATTAATTCAGGGTTATCTATTATGTTACCTATAATTTCAATACCAATAATTGAATCGTCAAGTTTGTAGCCGTTTGTATCAAAATAGAATTCGTGGTCTACACTCGCTTTGAACTCATCAAATTCTTCGGAGTGAATCCCACAATGTGATATTGGCAAAGGATAAAATGTTTCGTCATCTACACAAAAACTACCGTCTATGTATTTTACTTCGCATTCTTTCTTTATCAGTTTACTCCCATATCCTTGTACAGCGAGGTCGCAGTCTGGATTAATACAATAACTTTCTGTTGTATAGTAACTAATTATATCCCCCTCAAAGATTCTCTTTCCGTTTTTGTCTTTTAATCCTGTGTACTGACATAGACGCACGACCTCCACGCAATCACCTTTGGCGTTTAATACAAGATGTTCAATTGTATGCACCTTGTATGCGCCAATGCCTACCATCCATCTTCCGCCCTGTCCAGTGGGCTGACCTCTAAATAATATTTCACGCTTCATAATCTTTCAATTCTTTTTCTATTTTTTCTATGTTCTCTTGTATGCTATTTGCAATCTCGTATTCCTCCTGTATAATAGCCAATGTCTTTAAATTTCTCATATTCGCCAACAACGAAAGCAGTTGATATTTATACATCTTTCGTTGATTAGCAAACAAATTATCTATCCGCTTGTTTATCTTTGCACTCTCATAAATAACTTTCGCAAGACCTAAACAAACAAACGAAAAAGCAAAAGCAATTAATAAATTAATATATACTATCATAATTTACTTCTTTGTGTTTATTGATTGCACCCTATGTGTATACTTTGTGGTGTACTGATATTTTGTTATTCCGTTTGCATCTGTAAAGTATACATCACGACCACAATCGGTAAACTTATACACCTTTACTCCATTACACTCAAACAAGAACTTAACATTATAGTCTTTCAACCTTTGTTCGTATTCCTGTTTCCGTATCTGCTCCTTTGTCAGCTTTGGTTTAGGTGGCTCTGGCTTCTTTCTAATCTCGTAGCCACAAGAGGTGAATACGAATGCTAACACTGATAATAAAATTAGTTTCTTCATATTACTTTTATGTTTTAGTTATTTATTTTCAGCTAAGAAATCAAGGACAAAGTAGCGTGTAGGCTTTACAGGGAAACATAACTCTGTTACCCACGTTTTATCTGTATACTCGACCACCTCGTAATGTCCAGAGTTATACTCGCATAAAAGCAACGTGGGACGTGTTGGACGTGGATAATCTTCAGTAGAAAACCACAGTTCATTAGGAAAATTCTCAACTGATGTCAGCCATTCATACGTAGAATGGCAAGAGTAATCTCCGTAAGATAACATTGGTCGTTCATTCCACCAAGAACGATGAAGCCTTACTGCCTGCAATGGAAAACTATCTTTCTTAAATTTCCCAAGCAAGTATATCTCTTTTTCGGGCAATGGTGTGCTGCCTATCAATTCTTCCAAACTCCCCGTCCATCGGGGGACGGATTTATCAAAATATTCCACACATTTCTTTTCCAACGCATATTGTTCTGATATGCGCTTTCTCTCTTTGCGTTCCTCAAAATACGCTTTTATTATTTTTGCTATCATATTACTTTTCTATTTTTAATTTCTTAGATATTTCGCACTCTCCGTTACTATTTATAAAGTAGTAAGGTGCTTTACACATCACACTATTCTTGCATATATCATTTATTGTTATTCCGTTCATAACTATTTATTTTATAAATTCAAAATTAGCTTGATGGTGAGTAAAATCACCATCACCGAATATGGTTACAGAATAATACTTACCATCTTCAAATATAAATTCCAAATAGTTTTCATCTTGGAAATAAACATCTACATTTTGCGGTAACTCATTTTCTATAAAATCGTATGCACTTTCTATATTATTAGCGCGAGAAACTTCCGTTCCCCAATGATACGAACCATTTTGAATGTCTGATATTGATACCATACTGTTTTAATCTTTAATGTTTCTCTTTACTCTCCAAATAAGCACAAATTGCTATACACCATATTGCTACAGATACTAATAAATAAGTTACTCGCATAACAGCATCTACACTCGTTACCCACACTATATCCCAATTAACAAAGGCAAATGCCAAATAGCAAACTATAAGAACAATGCCAAATAGTAGCGATAATTCTTTTATCATATCTTAACTGTTTGCCAGCGCAACAGCTATGCTGCCGTTGTACTTTACATTTTTTACTATAAAGATTTCATCATGGTATCTTTCAATACCAATCCAATCTGTATCTTCCATTACCACTTCAATATCTCCGTACTTTTCGTACATTTCTTGAAGTGCCTTTTGTAATTCTAATATCGTCATAATTTTGTTATGTTTTAACGTTTTATACTCTTTTGCCCGAGTGGGTACAACCTCATACATCCAAGGTGTGCTACTTTTAACCTTTCTTCTAAGAATAGTTTACGACTTCTAGGGTTGCTTGAATAAGAAAAAGCAAGATGTATAATGCGCCCTTTTCCGTCATATACTTTCCCATCATCTGTGATACCAAATACAGAATATGGTTCATCGTTAAAGGTTACACCTTTGCAATATTCGTTGTTATATTCAATACACTCCTTTAAGATAGCTTTTGGGACGAAGTATCCAAAACGGTAAACACGCTCATCTGTGTCGTGGTAGTTGTCTTTTTTGAAGTCTGCCTTAAAGTCCTCAAAAGAACGCTTAATTTCAACTTCTGTGAGGTATCCATTCTTATCTATACTTATAAGGTCTGCTTCATGGTTAAGAAATCCCCATGACAGGTTTGGAATTATAATATTTGTTCTAACACCGCCTAAGTACGCAACAATGATACGTTCAATCTCTTTAACTGATAGTTTTGTTTCAATCATAACTCCAATGCCTGTTTAATATATTGTTTATAGTGTTCGTTGGCTGCCTGCTTGGTATCTGAAAGTGAGATATAACAACTGATAAAATAGCTATTACAGAATAAATGAAATTCGTTATAAATAAATTCTATCCTGTAGAACCAATTAAAAACTGTTACGGCAAGGTGTGGTCCATCTTTGTGAACTCTTTGCCATTTCAATTTTGGCAAACTCTCCACCACACTCTCACGCCCTGTGTTAAAAGCAGCTTTAATGTCGTCAAAAGTAAAACAGGTCTCATCTGTAAAGATGGGAGCACTATCTCCGTTTACCCGTTTGTACTCTTTCTCTGCATACTCATCGGCTAAATCTTTCTGCTTCATAGCCCCAACCTTTCCTTTGCTTTCTTCCTGTAAACATTGTTCGCAAACTCTTTCGCCTTTGACAAGGTAGAACGAGTACACAAAGTTCTGCCGTTGCAGTCTACATCAAACCCACCTTTTAAAAGCGGACGAATAATAAATAAACCTACAAACGTGCAAGCCAGCATTTCATACCTTTTAACCGTCCAGCTTAACGGCTTTATGCCTTTGTAGGCATCTTCTATACCTGCTTTGTACGTATCTTCGATTAGACGCAATACAAAGTTTCTATTAGGTGTATTTCTCTTTACGCCTCTTACATCTTCCATATAAGAAGCGCATAATTTGTTTATAGTTTCTGTTTTCATAATTTTGTTGTTTATTATATTGTTTGTTTTATTTTATCTAAATGATGGTTCGTGAGCAAAGTTTACAACGTGCATCATCTCTTTAAATCTATCAAGTAGACGCTGGTCGTAATACTCCCCAATCTCTTTTGAAGTAAGATTTGATGTTGTTATCGTACAAAATTGTTTTTGGTAACGATAATGTATAATATCTGTAACTGCCGTAACAGTATCGCCATAGTTAAGACTTTCGCAAGGTTCTGTGCCTAAATCGTCTATACATAGTATCTCTATGTTCTTTAGAAGACGAAATGCCGTAGTTGCTTTTTCATTCTCCTTTGTCGGATTGTTGTCAGCTTTAGCAAGCTGCACAAGCTCCTTTGCTGTTACAATTCTGAAACCGCTGTACGGTGGCTCTCTATTCTCGCAACGTTCCCCTAAGTGGAGATAGAAATACAATGACTGCAACGCCAGCACAAGAGCTGTTTTTCCATTGCCTTTATCGCCACAAATAAACAACCCAAATGTTGTTTCGTTTGATGTCAGCCACTTAGCGACATCTAATATATGCTGTTTATATTCTTTGCTATCAACAAATTTTCTCATTCGTGCTGCAACTTCTGCTTTACAAGCTGCATACAGCATAGCGTATACTTGTTCTGTTGTATATGGTATTCTAAAACGTGTCGGTATATTCTTTCTTTTTAGAAGAAGTGAGAACATTGCCTCTACGTCTATTTTTTGTTTCTTGTCTATTGCTTTCATTGTTTTGCATTTTTCTTAACCAATTATTGAAATGCTGTTTTGCATCTTTGATATTGGCGTGTTCCTCTATTCCATCTGCCAAACATTGCAGTTTAAAATCGTCCAACTTGTTTATTAATACATCTTTTGGTAAGTGATGCAATGTTTGTAAGTTGTCGAGCCATACACAGGATAGTTTTAGTTCTTCAATTTCTTTATCTATTCCTGTAGTGTTGTTGTTTTGTTTGACAGACTGTTTGTTTTCTATGCAACTGTAATCTTCTATGGTTGTAGAGTTGTTGCATAGCTTAGAAATTCTTAGGTATCGTTTTTGAATACCTTTTGATGTTAGAATTTCTTCTTTGTATAAATATTCAGAATTGAACAGCCCCACTTTTGCACAGCAAATTACAACTTCCTTTACGAAAGCTACATCTAAATTTAAAGCTTGCATAACAAGTTGTACTGTGGTCTTATTCCACGATATATAATATCCATTACGATATATTTCGCATAACAGATAAATATATACTGTTGCTGCTTTCGCTCCCTGATATTGTATAAGCTTTTGCACTTTAGCATCTTGGAAGATGCTAATTTCGATAGGGTAATAATCAATATTCATTTTAGTAAAGTTTAAGGTAACTTTCTACTTCATTTATAAATTCGTCTAACGAATGGCAGACGATATATTTATATTCTCCCTGCTCCGTTACAAGTTTCTCCCATTGTTTTTGCGATGGGCTTTGCTTGCCTTTTGCAGTTTTCATTTCAATGAGCAAAGCTCCATAGAAACTATTAGGTATAAGCAGTATTAAGTCTGCCACACCTGCCACAACACCCTCTTCTTTGAGTATTGCAGCTGTGCGTGCATCTCGTTTACCTCCATTAGGAACTGCAAAGAGGCGACCTTGTAACTTTCTATGCTTTAAATTAAACCACCGCACACAAGAACATTGTATGCGGTGTTCCTCATTAGAGGGTGATTTGCGCTTGGCTTTCTGTTGAGCCAATGCTTGCTCAAAAGTCAAACCCATAGCTTATTATATTTCCTTATTTTCTATTCGTCTTTTTTTTTACATATCGCGCAACTATGATTGAACGCTCTTTCTGCTGAGATTCGTCTTCTTTTGCTCTTTCGATACGTTGATAAAGAGCATCAGCATATTTTTGCATATGCTCTAATTGTCCCATAAGTTCTTGCCGTTTGTACCAATGCAATGTGCCGATTGTAAAGCACGCTTTCATAGCCTTGTTGATACGCTTGGTTAGCTCTGTAAGCTCAAATTCCATTCTATTAATGAAAGTTTCAGTTAATACATAACCCTCCTCGAAAGCTTTTTTAGGCGACCATGACATATAGCCGTCTTCGTATTGAATGAGATAACCCATCATATTCTCACTGTCATCTCCATAGATTTTTCGACCTATGATTTTCTGCGCATCAAACAAATCGCAGGGTGCTGCTTTTACACTTTTAGTACAAGTGTATTGTTTCATTTTTTCTTCCATTTTACACATAATTTTTTTTGTTTTTTTGTTAGACATTTATTTTAATTAATGGATAGGGCAGGACTCGAACCTGCACGAGTGGTGTTTTTTGCGGATTATCTGTCTTGGCTATAACAGAGTCCTAAGATGTCTCGCAAGTTTCAGGTTTGGTTATTGTCTGTTATCTTGGAATTTTGCACCTTACATCTTGATTAGCGTCTACCAATTCCGCCACCTATCCAAAAACCATACGTTGTTGTCTATTTCTCGATGAATGGGATTTCGGGCGCAATCTCCTTGATGGCTTCAATCTGTTCATCAATGATAGTGTCCAGTGTTTCTTCTACAACTTGCTGTGCACTTGGGGAAATAAGCTGCACCGTTACGTCATGCCCATTGATAGTGGCATACGTCTCCACTTCGATAGACTGCGCTTTTGTGCCCTTGAAAATAGGCAGTACTACAGAGAAGCGGTCGGGCATATTGGAATCTACAATTTGTGAATAGTTGTCCGTATATGAGCCGTTTTCCTTGCGGTCTCGCTCGTAGTCGGTGTTCACCTTTGCCTTGAAATTCTTAAAGACTGACACCAATTTCATGTTAGTATCACGCTCTGCAAAGTAAGCACGGTTCATCTTGATGAATTGGCTAAGCTGAATAGGTTCCCATTCATAGCCATCATTGATGTGGAACGCTTCAAACTGACGGGACAGCTGCAATTGTCCTGTAACGATAATTCTGTTACGTTTGTCTGTCTCGTTGCAGACAAGCACCATTGTTAGGTTATCTCGGTCTACAATGATATGCGTGTGTTCACGGTCTATCTGACCATCGCAACCCCAGCGTTTCTCGAGGAATGAGAAAATAGCCCCAATAGTACCTCTTACGTTGAGGTTTTCGGGTTCAAGTACAGGCAGCTCGTTCACATTACCCACTTCTCGAATGATAACCTCTGCCTTTTGACAGTCCTTATCAAGATTAATTTGCATTTTTTCGTTTGTCATAATTAAATGTTGTTAATTGGTTTGTTACTCTGCTTTTTTGAACTCTTTGAATAAAGTTGGTGAGAGTTCGTCTCTTGTTGCAGGGCGACTTGACACAAGTACACCCTCTGCATTATAGAAGCACGCCATACGTTCTTCTTCGTCTACGAATTTGTAGACTTTTTCTGTTACGACGCGGCTCTTCGCCTTAATATCGGCAAGCAGTTCTTCGACGTCCTCTTTTAGAGGTTTTAATTCAAGGTTCTTTTCTGCTTTGAAGTCTTTAATTTCTTCTTGCAGGTCATGAATTTTGATAGACTTCTCTGCAAGTGTAGTCTTCTTCTTTGCAAGTTCGTCGGCATCAAACGCTTTACTGTAATCCATTTCGACAACTTCGTCTGCATTGTCGATAAGGAACTGTTTGCGCTCGTCCAAGTTCTTGATGTCTTGTCCTAATACTTTCTGCATGATTTCTTCTTTTTATTTGTTTTGTGGCATAATCGCCCTGCCGTTTCTGGCATGAAATTTCTCCATTTGGTCTTTCGGATAGCAACCTGCTGCTATCATCAAATCTCCTCTACGATTGTAGGGGGGTGCGTGTTTGATTATTATTTCCATTATAATTTTTTATAATGTTATTTCTACTCCCTTTTTAGCAGCTACAGTGCGCTTGCCTGTTGCCCTGCGGACTGCCCTTACAAATTCAGTTTCGTTGCTGTTGCCGTCTGACAGGTGCAATAACACAATGTGTTCTGTTTGGCTCAAATCGTTCCGCTTTAATATGCCAATTGCATTGTCAATGCTTAAATGGCTCAACATCAATCGGTCTCTCATAACCGCTGGTACTCGTCCGTTGATAATATTGCTGTCCAATATCTCGTCCGAATAGTTGGCTTCTATGAGCCAATGGTTAATGCCATTGAAGTTGTAAGGCACTGCATAGGTATCTGTTGCGAAGAACAGTTTGCCAAACTCTTTATGCCATACAAGGTATCCTACGCACGGCACATCGTGGTACACATTGAAAGGTATAACTTTAAAGTTGCCTAACTTGTAACATTTGCCGTGTTCTGCAGCTTTAGCACTGTAGCCTAAATTCTTTGTCTTAATAGTTTCTTCGGGCGCAAGCAATGGTATCGCTGCATCGGTGTACTCCTTTGCGAATGCTGCGTGGTCTCCGTGCTGATGCGAAACCAAACAGCCGACTACCTTTTGAATATTCCAGTTTAAAACCTTTTTGGCTTCCAACAGCGGTAGTCCTGCTTCTATTATCAAGGCTTCGCTGTTGTTCTGAATTACGTAGCAGTTCCCTTTGGAGGAACTGCCAATGCAAGTTAATACCATTGCTTTACCTTTTATATATTAGATGGGACACTTGCGCTCGCTTTTGTTCTCGGGCTGCGGAGCGTCGGCTACTGGCTCATAAACTGCAGACTCTGAAAAATCAATAGTTTCCTGCTTCTTATTTTCCAACTGTGGGGTTTCGTTCGCCTGCACTGTTATTTGCTGTTGTGCTGCATCACGAATAGCTTCTGCACTGCTTGGTGGTGTCATAGACAACTCTTCCTCTTCTCCGTCAGTTGCACTATCTAATTCTATTTTGCAAGCACGTGCAATGACTGTTTTCTTGCACATTTGGTCTGTGAAGTTTTGATGCGCACCACTTGCGCCACGTGCTGCACCTTGCTGCCACGACTTGCGGATTTGGTCCATTGTCATAACCTCCAAATGCTTGTTACCATCTTTGTAAATCACGACAGCATAAGCTGCTTTGATTTTGTCGGGATTGATGTTTTCTATTGCTGTCTCGTGTTTTATCAATTGATAATATCCGTTCTTGTCTACACCGTAGACAAAATTATCTCCCTCATAGATGACCTGTGCCACCACTTCTTGTATATTGGTATCACGCTTTGCACGCAATAGCTTCCCCGTGTAGCGTTCCCAATATTCAAGAGAGTTACCACAAGCAATAAAGTAGCAGTGTTTTTTAGGGTGCTGTCCACGTATCACCATTTCGAGTAAGCAATTACAAATGCTTAATTTGGTGCATACATCTATTGCTTTCTGCTTTGTGCGTGTTTCTATCGTTTGCAGGTATATCCACGCACTTTTAAGAGCATTACCTACATTGTAGTCTTTCGGCAGCACAAGTCCGCCTGTCTGTTGCAATTCTTCGACCTGTTTCATCACCGCATTTACGGTCGTGTCCTGCATTTCTTTTAATGCTTTGTTGTTTTGCGATGGAAGTTGCACAGGTGCTGCGTTCTGTTGTGTAGCTACTGGTGCAGCTGTTTGTTGTTGTGTCATAATTTTTTTGTTTTTAAGAGTTTACTATGATTAATTCTTTATTTTGCGCACTTACCACAAGGCGTATTTGCTGGCTTGCCGTTGGCAATATGTCTGTGATACTTTCTGCATTATCTATTATGATAGGCGCAAAAGCATTGTGATGCCTGCACATAGCGTTAATGATATCTATTCCAGCGTTTATCTTTTCGCTGTTCGATAAATCTTGGTAAGGTGTGCCGTGCATAGTGCATTCGCACTTTGTTTTGATATTACCATTAAGGTGGTGTTCAAACATTGTAAATTTTACAATATCAAACATCTTATTCACTTTCTTTTCCAACTCTTCTATATAATATTTCACGAGTTGCATAGCTGTATTGTCCTGCTGTTCCAAACCTGTTAGCTGCTGACTAAGACTTTGCTGCTCTGCTGTAAGTTCTGCGATGCGCTTTTCCTTGCGCTCTATCTGCTGTTTGGTTTGGAGCTGGTCTCGGAGCTGGTCTCGGAGTTGCTGTTGCTGTGTTTTTTGTTCTTTGATGCGATTAATCGCTTCTTCCTGTGTAGTGTTATCCTCTTCCTGTTCGAGTTGTTGCAACTTGTCCTCTTCTTCTTTGATGAGGTTTGTAAATTCAATAACTCTGCTATCCGTCGTGTAGTCTTTCTTTTCGGGTTGAGTGCCTTTTGCTTCCTCTAATTTCTTTTCAAGCACAGATATGCTTGTAAGAGTATTATCCTTGTCCTTTTGGAGTCGTTCTGTTTCCTCATTTATTTTCTTTTGTGTCTCCAATATGTTTTGCGCCTCTATATCTAAGGCTTCTTGTTTCTTCGCCTTATTCTCGTTGAAGTTGCCTTGCAAACGCTCACGCAATTCGTCTATATCTTCTTGTGGAAGTCGCTGGTGGCACGTAGGGCAAACTTCATTGTTTGCGTCCCACACAAATGCCTCGTCCTCTATCTGTTGCCATCGTTTGCGATAGTCTTCCTTGTGTTCGATGAGGGCTTGCAACCTACGCTCGCATGCGTTTTGCGCACTCTCCACAAAGGAAAGATTATGTTTTAAATCTTCTAAAGCACGCTGTATGTTTTCAATATTACTTGTGTACTTATCAATAGCACTCTTGTTTTCTTTCTCTATGCCGTTTATGATGCTGTCTCGTTCAGCTTCATAGACTTGTATCTGCTTGCGGACAGCCATTTTGGCTTTGTATTTCTCATCGCTACCCTTGCTTGCATCGGCAAGCATATCATCATAATGTTGCAGACCTTTTTCTATTTCTGCTATTCTTTTCTCAAGAATAGGAAAGTCGCAATCTTTGCTTTGCAACTCTGCAAGTTCGTTTGTATGCTCACTAATTCGGCTTGGAATAAGTTTGAGTTCCTCTTTTATACCCTTAATCTTGTATGCAAGGTTTTCTCTAAACCTTTCTATATCCCCATTCTCTATGTACTTTTCAAGCAAAGCCCATTCTTTTTTTTGAGATACTACATCGACAAAGTTAGTTTCTCCTACCATCTGTTCGAGCAACATACGTTGTTCGGTTGGTGGCAAGGTTGGAAAGAACATAGGATTTGTGATGCTTTTAAACAGAGCTTCGGGCAATATATTTGCTATTTCTGCCTTGTACTCTGTTTGCGTGTACTTATTCCCATTTACGAAATAATTCGTGGTGTGTCCTGTGAGGACTTCTTCTTTTTGCCCTCGTGGTTTGCTCCACACGTCTTTGCGCACCTTTTCAAGAATGCGTTCCACTCCGTCTACTGACAGTGTAAGCTTAACGCAGTGTTCCAATTTTGGAATTACGTTATTGTTTTCATCTTTGGTGTCTATGCCAAAGACGCTTGCACCCTCGCTGTTCTTGTCGAACAGCACCCATAGAATTGCATCTATGACGGTTGTCTTTCCTGTGTGATTCGCTCCATATATGGAAGTTACCGTATCACAGAAGTTGATTGTTTTCTCACCTAAAATTCCTTTGAAATTTTTTAATGTGAGTGTTTTAAAAATGATTTTCATATAATTTTGTTTGTTTTGAATTAGTATTTGTAGCTTGTGGCGGAGTCGAACCGCAGACCAAGTTTATATCCCACACCGTGCAGTACACAAGCCATATAAAAAATGTGCAGCTCATCACGAGTTGCACATTCGACAAAGGTAACATCTGCCTCTGCAGATAATAATTATTATAGTCTATACATTAACAAAATACATTAGTTGCTACAGCGACTTATCACAAGCGGCTGCAACTGAAAAATCAAGAATTCATATTATAAAAATGGAAAGAACCCACTCTCAATTCGATTGCAGCACCGCTAAAAGCGTGCGGAGTGGGTTTATATTGATTTAGTATTGTTCAAAATTTATTTTAGATGTATGCTTTGCTTTTGCTCCTTTCGCAAAGTGCTATTTACTATCAAATATCGCCACGCAGTTAAGAAGTCTTCGCATATAGATACCCATTCGTCCCCAGTTAGCTCACCAAATCACGATAGGCACTCTGTATATATCCACTTGCGCAGTACCCACTCTGTGTAGAGAGAATGAAAGCGTAGCAGAATAGAGCTTACATACGAAGTTGTTTCCCACGCAAGCGACCCCAACAGCTATTCTCTTTACGTGTTGTAAAGGTGCGTTGCGTACTTACGTCTAAAATCTATATAGTATATTGTTTATGCGAGACAGACGCCAACCCTGCCTACTCTCTACGCTATGACGTTTTTGCGTGCTATATAAACAATATGTATGTTCTTTCTTTGTTTCTTTTGTATCAATAAGTCAAAGACCACTTTTAAAATAGTGGAGAGAAGTGGAATCGAACCACAGATTTAAGCTGCCTACCGTTTTATAAGGCTTCTCTCCCTTTCGGCTTTTGCTGTGAGGAAAGCCGTTAAGTCCTCTTTCTTGTACAGGGCTTTGCGCCCTATTTTGTATGTTGGAATGTTGAGCTTCTTAACATAGCTTTCTGAATAGCCTAAAAACTTTGCAGCTTCCTTGCGTGTCATCATTGCACCAGCATTAAAGCCTAATTTTTCCACAACCTTGTCGGCTACCTTGTCGGCAAGAATGTTAGCCATTCTGTTTGCTATTATGTCAAGCTCACGCGACATCATTCCTCGATATCAATCTCTAACATTCCTACCCATTTGCAAGCTACATAAAATGCTATACAGCTTGCAACAAACACAAAAAGGTTTGCTGCCATTGCAGAAAACAATACACAGCAAAATGCCGTGATTGCCGCAATTACAGCAAACCTTTGCACCAACGACAGGTTGGCGAACCAGTTTATACAGAATATTTCTTTCATTTCTTTCATTTCTTTAAAATTATGCAGCGAGGACACTACAGGGAACAGTGCCAAGAAAACACTTGCGCCCCCGCTGCTGGTTTATATTGTTTATTTGTTTGTTAAAAACTTGTTCACGAAGTAAACTTGTCCCTTTCCTGTTACTTTAGAAGTGATGGTTGTGTGCATTACTCCATTGTTACCGCTGCGAGTACCTTTCTTTAATTCAAACAAGCCCTGCTCGATATATCGTTGATTGGGAATGTTGTACCGTTCGCCCTTTGTGCCGAGGTAACCGTTTTCACGGAGCCACTTGAAAAGGCGTCGTTCTCCTATTGGGTAGCCGTTTTGGTTTATAAGCTTTGCAAGTTCACCTATCAGGCACGAAGACGCAGAACCGCTTACAGCTTGTGTGAATGTAACTGCAGGCTGTGCTGCTGCAACTTTGCGTTCAGCTTCAATCCGCTGCTGGCGTTCCTGTTTCAAAGTAGTTGCAAGCTGGATAAGATAGTCGGGGTCTGACAATGTTTTTTCGATGATATTGTCAGTCATATATGCACCGTGCTTTCTGATTGTGGGCAGTACCTCGCTTGTTATCCATTTGCGGAACTGCTTTGCTTCGGGCTTGCGGCTGTCAAGAATGACATCGTATAAGCCGTCTTCGTTTACAAAGTTTGCAACTTGCTGTCTGCCAAGATTATCGGTGATGGGGTTATTTGAAATCACCCCATCGTCAAGTCGTCTCATTACTGCCGACGGCTGCAAGTCCAACGCCTTGCATACATCTGCAAGACAGAACAAAGGGTTTACCTCTGTGCCAGCAACACGGACGTTGCCAAATGATGGGTTATTGAATATTTGAATTGCTTGCATATTAGAACTGTTTTACAAAACCTAACTCTCTCGCTTTTTGGCGCACCATATTTTGCATATCAGAGTCGCATTTCCAATGCATAGCGTTATATACAGTGAGTTCACTCACCCCTAAAATTGCAGCAAGTTTTTTTTTGCTGCCTTTTTTTAATTTTATTGGCTTTCTGTTTGCCATATATTTTTTATTATTAAATTTGCAGACTAACTATAAAATAACTGTATGGTTACTAATAGTTGTCTGTGTTATTACGGTGCAAAGATAAATACTAATTTCAAATTATGAAACTTTTT